GAGTTCCAAAGCTGAGAGTTGTACTCAGATACAGGATCTTTCTGATTAAGAGTGGTCAAAGACTTTTCGATGTACCAACCACCTGGACCTTGGAAACCATGGTCAAAGTATTGAACCCAAGCATAGTCTTCAGTTTGATGGGGAGGAAGGAAGCGAATGACTGCATATCCGTTACCAGCTTTGTCTACGTCTGGCTTCCAGAAACGATCATCTTCCTTTGAATTAGAACTCTGTTTGGTGAGCTGAGAAGCAAGTTTCTCAAACTGATTCTTACGAGTCTTATTATAGTCTGCGAATGAAAATGCCATGTATATCTCCTAGTATTACAGTGTATGTTTGTATATTTCTTGTCCACATCATCATAGTGTACAGTATATTTATACCATATCCCATTAATTATGTAAACCTTTCTCGTAAAGCTTTCTTACATACTTCACGATCAAATCGAAGGAAAGGTCGGTATTTTGTACATTTACGATATACATCATTCCATATAATCTTCTCTTCGATCTTATCGTTCCAATGTTTGAAGAACTTTAAGATATCGTTTAAGATAACAAGCGTCTCTATAGAGATCTCGTTTCTTAAGAACTGCCTGAACAATTTGGGATGTTGCCCATCAGTTACCATTAGATTGTCATTTAGATCATCACCTAGCTTATCCAGTTCATTCTGGAACATATACCCTAAAGACTGTTGACGCTTAAGCCAACCAGTATATGTCTGCTCTGCCTCATTACCTAAAAGATCTCTGACCCAAGATACATCCTTATCAATAAAGTTGGCTAGAAGGAAGTTCTCAAGATCCTTTCGTTTGGCCAATTTATAGAAAAAGAACCTATCTTTTCTCGATTCAAAAGATGAGAGACGGGCACTCACTTTGCCACCATACTTAAAATAATCGTACCCGTCTCTCGTAAAATGTTGTTTAAGTGCTAAATATTTTTGATATGCTTCAAAAGCATCCGTCATATTGGTAATTTACCCGTTTTAGGAAGATAGTTAGCGTCCTCAGCTTCTTGCTGAATCTTCGCTTTGATCCTACTTGAGCTACGAATCATAGCTGCTACGGTTTCAATTTCGAGTGAGTTCAATTCGCAGTAATGAAGAACAGCATCTAAGTAATCTAGCTTAGACTCTTTGACATATGCCTCGATCTCTTTGACGAACTCTTGTACTGGTTTTACTGATTTGATGTTTACTTTTTTCATAATTTATAAAACACATGTTTTCCTATAGCTACAGTCCTTTTACGTGGATTCGCCCATTCAGGACGAATGTCCCTTCGATGAAAATTAGTTGCTCCTTTTGTAACATCATGCATCACTTCATGATTTAATATGACTTGTTTGGCGATCTTACGACATTCACTATAGGTATATAAATCACGTACTTTCGGAGTTTTTTGACATGTCCAAGAAAATTGGCACTTATATCGATTTCTTTGATGAACAATCTTACATATAGTGTTAGGATACTCGTCGTCTTTTAATCGATTAAGCGTAACAAGAGCAACAGCCTTTTTACCTATGTCTTTTTCACTTCTTGCTTCAAAGTAAATGTTGTCTGTAAGACACTTTACTTCTCTTTCATTCAAGATCTTGTTATATGGTTTATATCCTACTTTTTGTGTAATTGTCAGAGGTACAGTAGGATTAGTGTTATAAGAAGTTGTTATAGGTGCGCATGCTAATACGGCGCACAATAAAAAATGATTGAACATATGTTCCTCCTTATTTAAGGGAGAGGACTTAAGTCCTGTTAAAAGAATCGCTTAAACATGATGAACGCCTGCAGGATTAAATGGTGCTGGCGGAGAGAATCGAACTCCCGACCTGAGGTTTACAAAACCCCTGCTCTGCCTGCTGAGCTACGCCAGCCAACACAATCTTATTTATAGCTTGATCTGGTTACGCAGTTTACGACGCGGCCAGTACAAGTAGTAGTATGCACGAGTCTCGTTGACTCCGCATTCATCGGCAATTAGCTTGACCACTTCTTTGGTCTTGAGGCTAGCATTGGCCAAATAGATGCGTTCTGCAGTTTCAAAGCCAATTCGAGTGGCTTCTTTACGGGGAGGATTGGCAAACTTTTCTTTATTCATGATATATTCCATATGTTAGGTTGTTTTCACATTTACAAGCATATAATACCGTATTTACGAAATAATGTACATAGGCCAGGATCAAATAATTGGAGGGCAATAGTACTTCAAATACATAGACTTGCTTATCTTGTATGCCTCTTTCTCCCAGGGAGACGATAAGTCATGCCATTGTTCATCGAGATCTTCATATATCCTCTTCTTCCATTTAGTTTTTCCAGATGTGAGATCTGTCAATTCACCAAGAAGATATTGCTTGACATGGACGAGTTCATGAATATATGTTTGAATGATTCCTATATTAGACAAAGAACTTCTTATGTATATAGAGAATGCTCTAGGTCTATATGGATTTCCTTTCCAATAACACAATCCCCAAGCTTCTTCCTTTATAGTAAGCTTATCATCCATCTTCACATATAGTTTCAAATTGTTAAGAAGAATCGGTCGTCCTTTGACGAGTTTAGGTAACACAAATAGAGCCATATCTTTTAGTTGTCGTTTCAACTTTTCATCATAAGAACAAGAGACTCTTATTTGCATCGATTACCTATGATATTCTTTAAACACCTGCTTAACTTTTTCTACGTAATCACTTGTATTCTTAATAAAGAATTGAGGCTCATTATCTTCTACTGCTATTAGAATGACGATCTTAGGTACTTCTATTCCTTTTAGTTCTTTGATCGCCATTGCATAAGTGGTCGTCTGTAGAAAATAATTTTCAATTTCATCTTCTGTTTTAAGACGACTTGAAGTCTTAAAGTCTAAGATAACGTTTTTACCACCCATCTTGCAAAATACATCTATTCGACCTGCGGTTTTGAGTTCATGTGAATAGATAGCAATTTCATTGCCATAGACTTCATCGATATAGTCTACATATCTTTGTATAGATCTAAACATATCGACTGCAAGCGGTGGCTGATTACCGCAGAAGTCTTCTTTATTGCGAATATAGTCTTCACATATTTTATGAAGTCGAGTCCCACGATTTGAAGCTCTCTGAGAAATACGATTAGCTTCTTCTTCCCCTACTTTTTTACGCCACTCATATAACCACGACTTATCTCTACTTCCTAATACAGTAGTGACAGATGGATACTTTTCTCCAGTAGGAGTCATATAGTATCGTTTATTATTCTCAGTAAAAGCTTCAAGTTCATGAAACTCGACTTCATTTAGTGTAAAAGTTTTACTACGTGAGACCAAGGGTATTTTTAGCAATTATATATTCCTTCACTAATCCAGATCTCACTATATCGTCTACTTCAAATTCAACGTGTGAGAATCCATTCATTTTATCTAATACGTCTATAAACGTTATTAGTCCATTTCTATCGTTGTGATAGACCAAATCTGATTGACGATAATCTCCACATAACATCATTCTGCAGTTATCACCTAAACGAGTAATAACTGAATCAAGTTCATGGAAAGTTAGATTATTTACCTCATCCACAATAACGATAGTATCGTGAAATGTATTTCCTCTGATAAAAGAAGTTGTAGTAAAGTCTATGATATGTTTAGTCTTGAGAAGCTCATAGGCATCTCCTCGTCCAAACAAATCTGTGCAGATACCTTGATAAGGTAATTCGAAGACTTTAGTTTTTTCTTTGATAGATCCTGGTAGGAATCCCATATCTCGTGTAGGAACTACACTTCTGACTATAAGGATTTTCTTATAATATGACTGCGTGTTATAAATTTCTTTCAGTGCTAGATAAAGAGAAATAAAAGACTTACCTGTTCCAGCAAGTCCATGAAGTAAAAGATTTTGACCTGCTTTCCATTGTTGAAAAGCTAGCTTTTGATTTTGTGTTATCGGCTTTATAGCTTTCAGATTAAGATGGTGTTTTTGAATCGGAGCATCTTGATCTTTAAAGGTCTGCTGTCTTTTCTTTTTCTTGTCTCTCCTAAAATGTATTAATTGTGCTACGTCGATGTGCTCGTTTAATATCTTTGAGTTTGTCTCTAAAAGCATCGTCGGGTTTCCTCAACCCCAGCCTAATTGGGTCTCCGATTCCAACAGGATGGAGTACTTGTTGTAGTTGCGGGTTTTCCACAAGAAACTCATCCTTTTTTGTGTATGAAGTGAAGAACTGGTCAAACACTTCATCCGTTTCACTATTACGAAATGTATACGTAGGCATTAATCTTCATCCTCAGTGTATTTAATGAGCGTTTCAATATCACGTGTTTTAAGAGCTGTATAGACTACTTTTTCTTTCTTCTTAAAACCTTTATGTGATCGTCTTGTATTTGGAATTGATTCATAAAGATCTTTATCTTGAGATCTTTTTTCTCTAAACGACTTGCTCATGCCTCTTCTTTAATTGCCTCGATGTTAAGATCTGGAAATGCCTGTTGTGCGATCTTTTTAGTTAAACCTTTAAATGGTAATTTTCTATCTTTAATAGAAATGATCAATTTTGCATCTAGCGGATGAATTGATTCAAGCAACTGAATGAATAAAAATTCACGTCGTGACTTAGTTAAATTTGGATTACCGCCTTCTACAAACAGATACATTCTACGAATTTCATTTAACAAACGGCTTTCTACGTCTATAGCTTCTGTAGGTTTAAACGGGGGTTCACCTTCTGGTAACAACCATTTAATACTTTGATCATATGCTAAACCAAATAAAGATTTAAAAGCATCTCGGCGGCGATGCATTAAGATCGCTTCTATTTTTTCTTTTGATGTTTTAAGTTCTGAAATTATAGACAATTCTTCATAAAGTGATTTATACATTTTTAATCCTAAAAATCATTAATGGATTCCATCAACACTTTTAAGCGATTCTTAATCATGTAGTTCATGATTTTAGATCTATTCTTGCCAGTTTGTTGTTCAAACTGAGTCATGATAGCTTCGCGAATATGTGTTGGTGTAAACCGAAGATCAATTAGACATTCATTTCGTTTATAGTTACGCAGTAGTTCTTCATTACAAAATTCTTGTGGAGTGGAATATGAAATCCACTCGGAAAGATTCTTTTTAAGAATAGGTTTTTGTCTGATGTTATCAACAAAACTATTGTCTTGAGACAAGAAGTTTGGAATACCATCACCAACGTCGCCTTTAATAATGTGTTCTTTCATGAACCTCTTAGGATCATCTGCTGAAACATATTTCTTATTTATAGGATCGAATTGTTTCACTGTAACTGCACTATTGTATGAGTGCAGCTGAATGAAGTCCTTATCGCCAGATAGAATCAAGATATGTTCTTTTTGAGATGGATCTCGCTTAGAGAATTCTTGCACCAATACACCAATAACGTCGTCAGCTTCTGCGCCATCAAGATGGATTACAGGATATGGGAAATTATCTTTAAGTTCTTCGCGAATGGTGTTTAGGCAATTAAAGATCAAAGACCAATCGATTTCAGACTCTTCACGATTCTTTTTTCGATTGGCCTTGTAATAAGGAAATACATCTTTACGCCAACTACGCTTACCATCTGCAGCGATGACTAATTCGCCAAAATCAGATTTAAACTTTTTATTTAGAGAGCGAATTGTATTCAACACCATAGATCTAAATAGATCCAATTCAATTGGTGTCTTTCCAATATGTTTGCCATACATGGCCATAATATTTGCAATCATGACTTGATTTAAGTCAAGGATAATCATTTTATACTCCGAAATTAATCTTCAATAGGTTGTATACAGTCAGCATTTACAGTTTCATCTATGAACGTTTGAATAGGATGATAGATGTTCTCATGTCGTAATAGTATCGCTTTTAAAGAAATAAGTATATAGGCAATGTCCTTTGTGTTATCTATATCGTAACCATGATCTGAAGTTATTCTAAAAATCTCTTTGGTAAGTTCTTCTACAAAGCACTCTATAACTTCCGTCTTATTTGCTACAATCATTTCTTTAAGTTCTTCGACAGTTGCAGCTGGACCAAACCGTTTGGAATGTGGGAAAACTATTACGTTTTCAGCTAATTTTTGAGGTGCGCTTTCTAGCATAGAAGGCCTCTTTTTTTATTTTATTGATTTTAATAGAATACAATCATCATTAATTCGACCATTTACTTCGATAGGTTTAGTCGTCAAATCAGACATAAGTTTCTTTAAAACTAATTTTCCTCCAGTTAAAACCTTTTGAATAATGTCTTCTGGTTTCCTAAGCTTCTTCTTAATACTAGAAGTTTGATCATAATCGACAATCGTCGTTCCCTTAACACTAAGACCTTTATCGTTTATAGCATTAAGCATAGTCAAATGACCGTATTTCGTATTATACACCCAAAGTTGTTGGGCTGATACGATCGATTCAGGAGAAATAGATTTAATCTTAAGCTTAGTAAATTCCTTCTGATACTTTAGCTTATTTATCAACTTACTAGCAGTAACTTCTTTCTTTTTACGAGGTTTACGAGGTTTAGATACTTTCGTATTACCTACAAATCGTTCAATATCGTCCATACATGAAGTCAACTGCTTCATGATAGCTTTCTTTGAAGCATTAGGAAGATAAGCATAGGCTTCAGTTAGTTGTTCATCCTTACCTTCTACCATTTCGGCATGTTCAGCATGAATCTTAGAAACTAATGTTTTGATATGATTGCAAATCTGCGAGTTAAGCTGATTGCGTTGAAGATATGTGTATAAAGAAAACTCTATCTTTGTCTTGCGTTCATAGTACCAAGAATGAATCTCATCATCAATATGAATCACATGAGGTTCAGCAAGCACTTTGATTCTATCTTGAATGGAAACTACTTTTGCGCTTGATTTATCTTCTTTTAATTCTCGTTGATTATAAGATAAAGCTTTTTCAATTCTGCTCTTAACTTGACCCTCTAATTCTCCGGCAAAAATAGTTCCATTGGATTCTATTCTTGCAAGAACAGATGCACTATTTTTAGCAATATTACCAAGTGAATTTAAATTCACGATATTTGAAATATCGGTTTTACTATATCCATTTTTTTTCATATAATCGGTAAGCCATTTGTCTTTATCTTTTTCATCAGACATGACATTATACCAATTAAGCATTTTACAAAGTATTCCATCATTTTTAGATGTAATTGCTTTCTTATAGATTGGTTCCTCACCCCAAAACTTTTTGGCAATGAGTTTATCAGTAAGCGAATTAATAGCCATTATAGAAGCTTCTTTTCTCGTAGAATATTAGTAAACAAATTTTGCCATTCTTCCGTTCTTCGATCCCAGTTATAGAACGTATCTATATAGTTCTTAGTAGTTTCTAAAGAAACCTGAACATTTTCAGTCATTACATCATTGATAGCTTTATCTAGCATAGAATAGAAGATGACCATGTGATCGCGAATATCTTCACGATATTGGTACATCCATGTAAATCCAGCAGACGTTTCAGGTAGAGCACCATAATTTGGATGAACACATAAACATCCTGCGCTCATTGCTTCCATCAATGCGATACAAGATGTTTCAACCCAAATAGATGGGTAAGCAAAGATGTGAGCTTCTTGTAAAGCTTTTCTCACTACATCGTTTGGCTGAAATCCGTGATAATTAATCTTTGGATGATTCCTACATGCATCAAATAGAGCTTCGTATGGTTCATCTCGTTGCTTCCATCCATAGATCTCAAAACTAGAGAATACATCTAGTTCGATGTTATCATACTTCTCTGCCAATTTGGTAAAGACTGGAACAAGTAGATTTAAACCACGATGAGGAGTAGTATGATAAATTAGCTTAATCTTATCTTTGTTCTTAGGAAGAAAAGGAATAGGCTCAATGGCATTTTGAATCACACGACTCTTATACCAAGGCATATTAAAATGTTTGATATAACTCTGCATTTGCCAATTAGAGACGAACACGCACTTTTCAAATTTGTTCCAGCCACCTGATCGAAGATGTTCAGACTCAGGATCTTCAGGTAGATCATGTAGCCAATAAATGGGAATAAGTTTAGGATCAATTTCTCGAACACGAGAACATATTACTTGAAACTTATCTAGAAGCTCTGGACTGATACGATCTTGAAGTCCATACTTCATTCGTTCAGTGCCACCCATTGAATTTTTTGAAAGTTCGTCTACTGATACTGGCATATTAACCTCATTCTTAAATAAGGAAAAGGGGTCCCGAAAGACCCCTTCCCAACCTTAGGTCTAGCGCTGAGCGACTAGAGCACGATGACCTGCAGCGACTACTGAACGAGTAGGCTTACCTAACTTGTAAAAAGAAGTCTTCGTCTTACGTTCATTGAAATAAATCGCATAACCTTCATTGCGAAGGTCATTGATCGCAGCACTAGGATTCTTTAGACCAAAGCGAGCAGCGATCTGCTTGGTGGTTAGATGCGCGCCATTTTCAAGAGCATTAAGTAGTTTTTCAGACTTAGTCATTATAATCTCCAATATAACAAAATTTCTAGTGTTGGTCACTAGCACCCATGATATAGTAACATATAGTATTATATATGTACATCACATTCTTCTATTGCGTGTGCCGATGGTGGTCACATCAATCTCATCACTAATGTATTGATATGCACCTTTATTGTACATCAGTGCAATTCTCTTACTCTTAGCTAGAATCTGTTCTTTTACGTGTTCTGGTTCTTTATCAAGAGACATACGATCCATAATAGAATTACGCGAACATACTGCAGGATCCATACTTTCTAGTGATTTAATATGGGCAGTACTACGCATATGCACGGTTTTTGGCTTGTATTCCTGAAAAGAACCCGAGAATCTCTTAGCTTCTAAAGAAGATACTTCAGGTAACTTATTCTGCTTTCTCCATTCATTGTATTCGCCAAGAATTTTTTGCTTTGCTTTGGTCAACTTCGTTTTCTTCTTTTTTGGAGAAGAATTCGCAAATATCATCATGTTACTTTCTCAAGTAGTTGAATGTTTCTTCAGGACTATTACTCATAAAGGTATTATATACTGCGTTTTTATTAATTGACATGGCGTGTTCAGTTATGCTTTTTATACGTTCTTGTGTGTCTCTGTTATTACCATATACGGAATGATACACTGAAGTAACATTTGTTTTAAACTTAAGAAAATTATAAATGTTTGCTTTATCGTAACACGATTCACTGATGTCAATAGATGTATCACTACCAAAGCATATGCCTAAATTTGGAAAAGCTTTTTTAATACTTTCAGCAAAAGTTTTCTTTTCTTTTGAGATCTTATCCCATTGTTGGTATCTCTTAATCTCATCTTCTGATGCCGTCTTTCCAACTAAAGAAAAATTTATCAACCCAGTACGGTATTCAATATTTGGTCCAGATCTTGTCTTAAAATCCGACATCTTTAGAAGAGATTCGAGAAATGAAATCAATTCATAAGATGGTCTCCAAGTACTTACCACATGTTCTTTATTTTCTTTCCATATAGAGTTACCACCACTGGTGAATACGGCTTGACAATTATCAATAATTCTACGTCCAAGCCTAGGCATAATGTTTTGATAAGTGTTATTGGTGCAGATATATACGTCTTTCTTAAGCATCCAATGTTCAAACCAACGCATAAATTGAGATTCAATTGGTTGATTAGGTAAAGCTAATACGCCATCTACATCAAAGATATAAGATTTCATTTTAAGTCATCGTGAAAATCAATCGTCACATATTGACCATCGAGGTTATAGCCACAAGCTTTAAGGAAGAGTGTAAAAGCTTCACACACCTGTGATAAGTCAGAATGGCTAGGAATAGAATAATCTACATCATCTTCTGGAATAGAAGTATATGTATTAGGAGAATCTTTGATAATAAATCTTTTCATAATTAATCCCACAAGTTTCTATAATATTTTCCAAATAATTCGAATCCTTCTTGCATGCGATCTTGAAACTGAAGATAACCTTCAGAGTCAAATTTATGCGTGTCATTAGGACCAAGTTTCATAATCGAATATTCAGTTCCTTCAACATCCTCAAAATAAATGTCATGTTCACCAGAATGAAACCGTTCTTCCCAATCAGTATTTATCTGTTCAAATGACCAAATCATTTTATCAAGTGTCTGAGTCCATCGCTCATGCCCGTTTTCCCACGCAAGCGAATCGCCTTCTTCATAGAAGGCAAAACAATATTGAGCTGAATTGGATGTCTGATCAAATTCCTCAAACCAAGGAGAACCGTGTTTTGTTTCTTTCAATTGCTTAAGCATAGGAAGAACAATATATGCAAGAGTAGATTCCATATTCCATGTATCGTACTTATCGATGCGAACATCAATCTTACGCTCATCAGAATATTTCTTAAATGGACCGATGTAAACTTTCATTATGTTTCCTAAAAATGGTCGGAGTAGCCAGATTCGAACTGACGACCCTCTGGTCCCAAACCAGATGCTCTACCAAACTGAGCTACACTCCGAAATAAATGGTGGGTCGTGAGAGACTTGAACTCTCGACCACAGGATTAAAAGTCCCGTGCTCTACCAGCTGAGCTAACGACCCGCACGCATTGGTACCCCCGGATGGAATTGAACCACCGACCGGACGGATATAAGCCGTCTGCTCTAACCACTGAGCTACGGGGGCGTAGTAATTTGGTAGGTCCAGATGGATTCGAACCACCGACCTCTCCCATATCAGGGGAGTGACTCTACCTCTGAGCTATGGACCTATTATTTGGCCTGCGTGGAGGGATTCGAACCCCCGACCATTCGGGTAGAAGCCGAATGCTCTAATCCACTGAGCTACACGCAGAATATGTATGTATATTACAATAAAACAATAATTAAGTACATAGACTATTTGCCTATATTTCTTCGAGTAAACTTCATCATGATATTATCATTATAGTAAGCAGGTTCTCCATTTTGCATAGTTGCGCATAATACGTCTTGTTCAAATTGTAGCTTAGCTTCCCAATAGTTGCACTCACCACGCGTCTTACATAATCGTATGATTGTTCTTTTAAAGTTTTCTTTTCCGAGCTTTTCTATTTCTTCTAGGAGTTTTGTAGATGATCCCCAATAGTCTTTCCAATCAGAGTCTTTACGGATCTTCTTCCTTTTTCCTTTGACTTGCTTTGTTGCAGCTTTAGTGAAATACTTACGGCCTATATACTTTTTGCCCGATGGCAAATGCTCAATGCAGTATATAAAGCCGTAGTATTGATTTGAAAGTTCATGATCTATTTCTTTTT